ATGAAGCAAGAGTTCAAGCTATTAAAGAACATCATTGCCGAGTACACGCCAGAAGAATACTCATTTGAGCCAGAAGAAGGTAGCCGCAAAGCTAAGAAATCTGACTACGACTTAGTAAACGTTATTCCAGTATCAGACCCCAATGCGGCAACTATGTCGCAAAAAGTAGTGCAGTATCAAGCTGCTTTACAACTAGCGCAAACTGCACCGCAGCTGTATGACTTGCCACTATTGCATCGTCAGATGTTGGACGTGTTGGGGATTAAGAATTATCAAAAGCTTGTACCTACACAGGAAGATAAGAAACCTGCTGACCCAATCACCGAGAACCAAAACGTTCTTATGATGAAGCCAGTCAAGGCTTTCTTGTATCAAGACCATAAAGCACACATCCAAGTACACATGGGTGCTATGCAAGATCCTAAGATTATGGGTCTGGTTGGTCAAAGTCCTATGGCACAGCAGATTGGTGCAGCGATGCAAGCTCATATTGCAGAACATCTTGGCTATGAATACCGTCGCCAGATGGAAGAAATTATGGGCGCAGAGTTACCAAGCACAGACGAAATCAACGAAGACGGAATCCCAGAAGCTATTGAGGTTCGCGTCTCGCAACTCGCAGCGAGAGCTGCACAACAACTTCTCGGACAGAACCAAGCGGAAGAGAAGGCTAAGCAAAACGCCCAAGCGGCGCAAGACCCACTGATCCAAATGCAAATGCAAGAACTGCAAATTAAGCAACAGGATCTGCAACTTAAGCAGCAAAAACTTCAGATTGATGCGGCAGCGAAAGCTGACCAAATCCGTATTGAAGAGTCTCGTATTGCAGCCCAAAAAGAAATTGCTGGAATGCAAGTCGGGGCAAAAGCCGCCAAAGATAAAGCCCAACAAGAATCGAAAGATAAGCTTGAAGGGATGCGTCTTGGTGCTGACATTGCCTATAAAAGGGCAGAAATTAATCGGACTCGTGCCGAAACTAAAAAGGAGAAATCCGATAAATGATGGACCAAACGCTAGAAGTATTGCTTAGGCAATATCGAGATAAGCGCTCTCAATTAGCTGATGCAGTTTCCAGTGCGTCTGCTAAAGATTACGCGGAATACCGCGCTATCTGTGGTGAAATTCGAGGTCTTCTCACCGCAGAGTCTTACCTGTTAGACCTTGCTAAAAATCTGGAGAACTCTGATGAGTAGTGTTGATTTATCACAAGCTGTAGACCTTGGCGCTTTAATGGCTAAGTCGCAGGAGGAAAAAGCAAAGCAATTACCGAAGCCGCAAGGCTATAGGATACTTTGTGCAATTCCCGAAGCAGAAGAAGCCTTTGAAAGCGGCATCATTAAGTCTGACGAAACCCGTCGGCATGATGAGTTGCTTACTACAGTGCTATTCGTAGTGGACTTAGGGCCGGATTGTTATCAAGATAAGACGCGATTCCCGAATGGACCGTGGTGTAAAAAAGGCGACTTTATTCTAGTTCGCCCTAACTCTGGCACCCGCTTAGTTATCCATGATCGAGAGTTCCGCATTATTAATGATGATTCTGTGGAAGCGGTAGTTGACGACCCACGTGGCATTAAACGTAAGTTCATTTAAGGAGAACCACTATGGCTGAACTAGACCAAGAAGAATTTAAATTCCCCGACGAAATTAAGGGTAAACCCGTAGATGCACTGGCAGAAGGTGGCGATTTCTCATTAGAAATTGAGGATGACACTCCACCCGACGATAAGTTTGCGGAACCTCCCCTTTCTAAAGAAGAAGTCGATGAATTAGAAAAAGACAACCACGAAGACTACTCTAAACGTGTAAAAGAACGTATCGACAAGATGAAACGGGCTTGGCACGAGGAGCGCCGTGAGAAAGAAGCTGCAATACGTGAGCAACAAGAGGCTATTAATCTTGCTAAACGCGTAATGGATGAGCATAAAAAGCTCAAAGAAGCCTATTCTACGGGTGAAAAAGAGTACATTAGCACCTTCCAAAACGCTGCTGAACTCCAACTAGAAATCGCAAAACAGTCTTATAGAGAGGCTGTTGACTCTGGTGATACCGATAAAATCGTTGAAGCACAGGCTAAATTGACTGAGGCTAGCCTCAAACAAGACAAAGCTAAAAACTTTAAACCTGCCCCACAAGTAGAAGAAGAGACTTTTGAGCAGGCTCAACAAAATTATCAACAACCAACCAAACCACAAGTTGATCCTCTTACTGCAAAATGGTTAGAGAAGAATACTTGGTACGGTCCTGATGAAGAGATGACAGCTTTAGCATTAGGAACGCACTCAAAGCTTGAAAAAGAATTCGGAAAGAGTTATATTGGCTCCGAAGAGTATTTCAAACGCATAGATCAAACTATGCGCAAACGTTTTCCCGAGAATTTTTCGGAAGAAGTAGAAGTAGAAACGCAGGCTGGGGGCGACAAGCCCAGTCAACGCGCTGAAACAAAGTCGGCACCAGTTGTAGCGCCAGCAACGCGAAGTACAGCGGCTAAAAGAATCGTACTGAAGGCTAGCCAAGTAGCATTGGCTAAAAAACTTGGCTTAACCCCTGAGCAATATGCTCGGGAAATGCAAAAACTGGAGGCTTAAAAATGGCAACAAATAAACTTGCTCGCGAATTAGATACCCGTATGACGGCAGAACGCCCTAAGCAGTGGCAGCAGCCCGAGTTGTTACCCGAACCGGATAAACAACCTGGATATTCATACAGATGGATTCGTGTCTCAACACTAGACCAGTCCGATGCTCGCAACTTGTCAGCCAAGTTACGCGAGGGTTGGGAACCTGTCTCAGTAGAAGAACAACCACAGTTTTCACTGCTAGTTGATCCCAATAGTCGCTTTAAGGACAAGATTGAGATCGGCGGATTGTTACTTTGCAAGACTCCAGATGAGTTTGTCCAACAACGGAATACCCATTTCCAAAGACAGACAGATGCTCAGACGTTGGCTGTAGATAACAATTTAATGCGCCAAAGCGATGCTCGCATGCCTATCTTTAAAGAAGGTCGGTCTGACGTATCCTTTGGTAAAGGTAAATAACTAATCAGGAGTTTTTATGTCAGCATATCCAGCAGTATCAGGTCCTTATGGCCTGAAGGCTGTAAATGAGATTGGTGGTTTGCCATATGCAGGATCAACTCGTATGATCCCTATTGCATCTGGTTACTCTGCTAACTTGTTTTATGGTCAAATCGTCCAGTTATCTGGCGGTACACTGATTGCCGGTTCTTATACACCAGCAACCAATCCAACAACTGTTATCGCAGGCACTATCGGTGTTTTTGTAGGCTGCCAATATACTAATCCAAGTACATTGCAACCTATTCAATCCCAGTATTGGCCTACAGGTACTGTTGCTAACGACGCAATTGCTTATGTAATTGACGATCCACGCACAGTATTTAAGGTCGCAGTTGGTTCACAAGCTACGTCCACATTGTCCAATACCTCTTCTGGTGCTGGATATATGAACCCAGCTTTTATTGGTACTAACGTTTATCCATTGTCAGGCGCAGGCGGATCTACCACTACTGGTAACTCCCTCTTGTCCGTTTCTGGCGGTGTTGTAACTAACGGTACTGGTAATACCCGCGTAACAGCAGCAGCTCCCTTGCGTGTAGTTAGTGTTGTTCCTGATACTGTGTACGCTGTCACTCAAACTGCTTCTACCTCTGGTTCAAGCACAACATTGACACTTACTGCAGCTAACAGTGCAATCCAAGCAGGCATGCAAATTAGTTCACCAAGCGGTACTGGTGGATATAGCGGTAACTATGTATATGTAACAAACGTAAACAGCACAACTGTGACTTTAAACTCAGCTGTAACTATTGCGTCTGGTACTCAAGTTACTTTCCTCGGCTATCCTGAAGTATTGGTAACATGGAACGGAAACTTCCATAGCTACAACAATACTACTGGCGTTTAATTAGGAGCTTATAAATGGCTATTTCACGCGCACAACTACTAAAAGAGCTCTTACCTGGATTGAACGCATTGTTCGGTTTGGAGTATGCTCGCTACGGTGAAGAACACAAAGAGATCTACGATACAGAGACCTCTGAGCGTTCATTCGAAGAAGAGACCAAGCTTTCTGGCTTCTCAGCTGCACCTGTTAAAAACGAAGGCCAAGCCATCGCTTATGACAATGCACAAGAAGCATGGACTGCTCGATACAACCACGAAACTATTGCCCTTGGCTTTAGCTTGACTGAAGAAGCAATCGAAGACAACCTCTACGATTCTTTGTCAGCTCGCTACACTAAGGCTTTGGCTCGTGCTATGGCGTACACCAAACAAGTTAAAGCTGCTGCCGTTATCAATAACGGTTTCAACCAGACTTACGTTGGTGGCGACGGTGCTCCTTTGTTCTCCACAAGCCATAACTTGGTTTCTGGTGGCACAAACAGCAACACTCCATCTACCGCTGCTGACTTGAACGAAACATCATTGGAAAATGCTGTTATTCAAATCGCTGCTTGGACTGATGAACGTGATCTGTTAATTGCTGCTAAACCTAAGAAATTGATCGTTCCACCTGCATTGCAGTTCGTTGCAACTCGTTTGCTAGAAACCGAACTCCGTGTTGGTACAACTGATAACGATATCAACGCTATCAAGAACAACGGTTCAATTCCTGACGGTTACACCATTAACCACTTCTTGACCGATACAAACGGCTGGTATTTAACTACCGATGTTCCAAACGGCATGAAGCATTTCGTTCGTGTTCCACTCCAGAACTCTATGGACGGCGACTTTGATACTGGTAACGTACGTTACAAGTCTCGTGAGCGTTATTCATTCGGCTGGTCTGATCCACTCGGAATGTACGGTTCCCCAGGAGCCTAAAGAAAAGGGGACTTCGGTCCCCTTTTTTATTTGCATTTATTATTATTTGCTGTAAGATTAGTAAAACCGGGAAAAACCGGCTTATTAGACTGCCCCGGCAGACGCATACAAGACTAATAGGCTTTAACTCTGTATGGAGAATATTATGGGATTTGCAACTCACCTAGGTCCTTGGCTACTCGGAACTGTTAAAAACACCACAGGTACTACCGCTGGTACTATCCGCAACATGGGCGCAACCGTTGTTGCCCAAGAAGTCCCTGTTGTATATGGAACCTTAACTGGTACAGCATTTGTGCTCCCAGCTGGTTCTTTAGTAACTGGCGTCACTGTAGTTACTACAACCGTATTTAGTGCTGCAACGACCTGCAAACTCAGTATCGGCGGTACGGATTTCACTACTAACGGTACAGTTACTAGCGTAGGCAGCACAACTTTAGGTGCTAACGCAACTACCCCTGGTGGCTGGTTAAACGTAGGCTCTACTGATGCTATCGTTACCTACACCTTGGCTGGTACTGCTCTGTCTACTGGCGCTGCAACAATCGTTATTACCTACGTTGTTTTGGCTTCTGACGGTACTAACAATCCAAGCCAGTCGTAATTAATCTGATGGACTAGGGTTTTCCCTAGTCTACTTTAAAATTTAAGGAGATTAATTATGATGCAAACTGATGTAAAAAGTGCGCACCTTAGTGCGGCTGGTTCATACTACGTTGGTCGAACAAGACTAAAGGGTATCGTTGTATCCCCAAGAATAAGCACGGCGGTAACATTTGAAATCCGAGACGGTAGCGCCACAGCCGCCGTTCTCTACACAATGGACCTAGCCGGAAACAGTAACCCAAATACTTTTTATGTGTCCGTGCCCGGCGAAGGTATTTTAGCGTCCACAGGTTTGTATTTAACACTTAGCGTGGGGTCTTTAACCGGTATTACAGTATTTTATGGCTAAGAAAAAAGGTCCCTCTCTTGCTATTGGTAGAGGCGAAAAGCTCCCTGTATCTAAGGGCGCTGGGCTTACTGCCAAAGGTCGTGCTAAGTACAATGCCGCTACAGGCTCGAATCTAAAGGCTCCACAGCCCGAAGGTGGTTCCCGTAAGAAGTCATTCTGTGCACGGATGTCTGGAATGCCAGGCCCAATGAAGGATGAAAAAGGTCGCCCAACTAGGAAGGCTGCCTCACTAGCGAGGTGGAAATGCTAAGCATGATGGAACTCTGGACTGGCGGATTAACCATATTTGTCGCTTTGATTGGTTACATCATGCATGAGAAATTTGGCGAATTAAAACGTATTGATATTCTTTTAAACAAAACAAGAGAAGAGGTAGCTCGTGATAACGTTACTAAAGCAGAAGTTGACCGCATTATGGAGCACATTGATGCAAGGTTTAACAAACTTGAAAGCAAAATTGACCAACTTATTCAAAGGTGAGAAGAAATGAAACA